AACGATATGGAAATTCTGGAGGTAAGTTTAAATGGAATGGACATAACAGATTTTTATTGGGATTGGTTAGACGATTCCATACATACAAAAGTCTGGGAATATGCACAAGAAAATAAAAATAATTAAAACTATGGCGAAAACAGAAATTAAACACAATGCTATTGAAAACGAAGTATTTGATACTTGGCGAAAAATAGAAGAGGCGAAAACAACACTTAAAAACAACGGATATTTCGTTGACAATCTATGGAGTACAGAAGATGTTTTCAGGGATTTTAAATGCACAGAGGAAGAGGCACAAGAAGTCCTGGAAATGGCTTTGACAAACGAAGCAACTATGGAACAAATATGGTTTGCAATTGATTTTCACGGAGAAGATAATAAATTAACAAAAATAAATAAATAGAAATTATGGGTAGATATTACAACGGAGACATAGATGGTAAATTTATGTTCGCAGTACAAGGCAGTGATGCAGGAGAAAGATTTGGTGCAATAGAGCAAGAGTCTGGTTACATTGATTATGTAGTTTATAAAGAAGATAGCTACAAGGCAATAGTAGAAGAGTTAAAAGAGATTGAAGAGACGGGAGTAGTAGATAGAGTTAACGAAATGTTTAAAGATGATTGGCTCTGGAATGACGAAAAGATGAAAAAGTTTGGAGTAAGTAGTCAAGATATGTCTGAATATGCTGATCATAGAATGGGTAAGCAAATGAAAGATTATTTTGATAATAACCCAGAGGAGACTGAACTTTATTTTACGGCAGAAATATGAAAACAATACTTTTAATTATGGCACTATTTTTATACGATTTTGAAGAACAAGGTTTTTTAGTTACTGCTACAATATACCACGCAACTCCAGAACAATGCAATGCAGATTATTTAACTACTGCAAGTGGTAAGAAAATTAATGAAGACAACCCACAAGATCATAGGTGGGTTGCAGTAAGCAGAGATCTTGAGCAGTTAGGATTTAAGATGGGCGAAAAGATTCTTGTTGAAAACGCAGACGAAATGAATGGAGTCTGGACAATAGAAGATCGAATGAATAAAAGGTGGATCAGTAGAATAGACTTTTTAGTAAACAAATCTAAAAAGGGAGGTAAATGGAATAACGTAATAATAAGTTTAATAGAATGAAAAAAATAATAAAACAAATTTTATTTGAAAAATTAAAATTAAGACCAAACTTTAATTTAATTAGAAAATTACAACAAAAATTAGATCAATTTAAATATGAAAAAAATAAAGAAAAAAATTAGACAATACAGAAGCAATCAGGGGCGAAGTCCTGAAAAAATGGAAGAATCATATAAGGTAATGTTTATATCTATTGTAATGATATTAATAATTACTTGCATATTAATTTTAAAATAGTTACTTTTACATACACAAATTAATTCAAATCAAATGGGAAGATCAAGCGAAAAATTTATCGAAATTAGAGAGCAAGAGCAAGATTCTAAGCCTCTATCAAAACCACCAACAGAATTCTTATGGAAAGAATATTTTACAATGTTGGGAGAATGTTATAATTATAAACCAAATACACAAAAAAACAATGAAGAAAGGAATATTTAATATGTATGTCAAACTTATCTGTGATGGATTAGATCTAACTGAAGAAGAATTATTTTCTTCATCAAGGAAGAGAGAGTTGGCAAAAGCAAGACAGATACTTTACAACTTATGTTACCAGAGACCAATGACAATAAATCAAATCATTTCTCTTATGGATAATAAAGGATATAGTACTACTTATGAGACTGTAAGAAATGGAATCAATAAAATTAAAGAAGATATTATATCTAGTAAGGATAAAGATTTCCAGGTTTTTATATCTAAATGTTTAGAAAAAGCAGAACAATGTTGTTAAGTCCATTAGATAGTTTGTATAAAGTATGGGAAGAGGCTAACTCAGATTCTAAAACCATAAAACTAACAACTAAAAATGATGATGCTATATTGTTCAAAGGTATAAAGATCGTCAACTCATCTAAAGGAATAAAAATATACAATACAAAAAAAGCAGGACTAGATTATAAGGAGATTAGTTACGATGACTATATTTATTTTATAAATAGAGGTTTTAGAAGTGGTGTTTATCATATACTTAAAAGAACTTACAAAGAACAGATTGATGCCATCACGCAAAAAATTCAAAACGAGGTAAACCAAAGAAACAATAAAAAGCATTACGATTACCTAAAACAAAAGAGGGATAACATTATAAAAAAATACACACAAATTATTAAAAAAGAGAAATTATGACAAAAACTACGACTACATTCAAAGCATTAGCATCTATCAATGTTAAGGATAAAATTGAAAAAAAGGGAAGATTTGATTATTTGTCTTGGGCATATGCTTGGGCAATTATAAAAGACAAGTACCCAGATGCAAACAGAAAAGTATATGAATCAGATCACACGGGTTTAAATTATTTTACAGACGGAAATACTGCCTATGTAAAGGTTGGTGTAACTGTTGGTGGAGTAGAACACATTGATTACTTACCGATTATGAATCATCAGAACAGATCTATAAAGGTAGAAAACGTAACATCTTTTGATGTAAACAAAGCTATTCAAAGATCAATGGTAAAAGCTATTGGAATGCACGGATTAGGATTGTCTTTATGGGCAGGCGAAGACCTGGTTGATGTTTCAGAAGAAAAGCCACCTGTAAAGAAAAGTGTTAAGCCATCTTTAAAGAAGACTCATAAAAATTGGGCAGATTGTGTATCATACATAAAGAACAACAAGTCAGTTCCGTTTGCACAATTAATAAAAAATCTAGAAGATAGATTTACAATTCCTGCATCTAATAAGAAAGAATTAAATTCTTACTATGCTAACTAAAAAGGAGATACTAGATAAACTAAAGGACGATAAGGAATACTATGGGAAGTTTGGTAAACAATATATGTCAAACTCTGATATATGGACTTTATTAAAAGAGCCACACAAGTATGGTCAAGGAAAGGAAGAAACTGTACCAATGGTTGCAGGAAGATATTTTCACGTTTCAATATTAGAGCCTGAAAAAGTAGGTATGTTTAATATTATAGACTCTTCAACGAGATCTACAAAAGCATACAAGGAGGCATCAGCTGAAGAGGGTAAGATTTTACTACTGAAAAAAGAGCAGGATCATTTAGATTTTTTAATTAACAAAGTAAGATCAAACTTTAGGTTTCATTCTGATATATTTAACCCATTAAATCAATATGAAGTACCAGGAATTACTGAACTATTTGGATTGAAGTGGAAAGGTAAAGCAGACATCATCACTCCTGACATATTAATTGACATCAAGACTACCTCAAACATAGATAAATTTAAGTGGAGTTCTCGTGACTATAATTACGACAGTCAAGCATATATTTATCAGCAAATATTCGGTAAACCTGTAATATTTTATGTAGTTTGCAAGGTTTCTGGTCGACTAGGTATTTTTACACCAACTGAAGATTTTTTAATTGGTGGTAGAGCAAAGGTGCAAAAGGCGATTGAAGTTTATAATAATTTCTTTACCGAAAATGCAGTGATGGAAATATCTCAACATATTACAATACAAGATTTATAAAAAAGGAGTCAGATGTGCTTCTCCTACTAAGCACTCAAAATTAATACTTTATATTATGTCACAAGACAAAATTTTTGCAGACGGATTTCTTTTCAAAAGAAGAGAAAACGCACCAGAGTTCGTAATCGGTAACATCAGCGTAAAAGTTGAAGAAGCTATTACATTTTTAAAAGCTAATCATAAAAATGGTTGGGTAAATTTAAATGTATTAACGGCAAAGTCTGGAAAGCCTTATGTTGAACTAGATACTTTCGTACCTAAAAAACAAGAGGATCAACCTGCAAAGGAAGAAGAAAAAACTGCAGACTTACCTTTTTAATTAGAGGTAAAGTATTAAGTATAGGGGAGGCAACTCCCCTTTTCTTTTATCTTGTCTATGTCGGAAATGTTAATTTTTTCCCTTAGACGTGGCAAACAAAAAAATATAATAAAAAAAACTATATATATATATATAGGATCACAAAATCAACATAATGGAAGAAAGTAAAATAACGATATTTAGAAATATCAAGGACACCTCAACTCCTTTTTATAGAGACTTAGACTCTATCTTAGATAGAATTAAAGATGGTAAGTCAAAAGAACTTATAAAGCAAATAAGAAAAGAAAAGGATAAAAAAGTACGGCAAGAACTTAAAAAAAATCTACCTGCAATTTGTTTTTCAGGAACATTTAAAAAGAGAGCAGACGATTCAATACTTGAGCATAGTGGTTTTATATGCCTGGATTTTGATGGCTACAACACAAAGAAAGATATGATTTCTGAAAAGGAAAGATTATCAAAGGATAGATATGTCTATTCTGTTTTTGTTTCTCCTAGTGGTAATGGTTTGAAAGCTTTGGTTAAAATACCAAAAGAGCCTGACAATCATAAATTATTTTTTTTATCTCTTGAGAAATATTTTAAATCAGACTACTTTGATAAAACATCAAAGAATATTTCAAGGGTATGTTATGAATCATATGACCCTCTGCTTCACTTAAATGCAAACTCACAGGTTTGGAAAAAAATAGAAGAGCAAGAATATAAACCCGTAGATAAGTACACTGCAAGACCTACAATACCAGTCACAGACGAAAATAAAATTGTAGATATACTTATGAAATGGTGGAATAAAAAATATGGATTAAAAAGTGGCGAAAGAAACAATAATGTTTATGTACTTGCGGCTGCTTTTAACGACTATGGAGTTAATAAATCTTTAGCTGAATACATTATGTCATCTTTTGAATCAAGTGACTTCTCAGCCTCTGAAATTAAGACCACAATAAACTCTGCGTACCTACATACTCAAAACTTTGGATCTAAATACTATGAAGATGAGGACAAGGTAAATCAAGTAAGAATGAAACTCAAACGTGGAGTATCAAAAAAAGAGATCCGTCTTCAATTATCTGAATCAAATATTGAAGATGCAGTTATTGACTCTGTGATTCACACAATCGAGGAAGATGAAAGCGATAAAAGATTTTGGACTAAGAATGAGAAAGGTGTAATAAATATAATACATTATCTTTTTAGACAATTCCTGGAGGACAATGGTTTTTATAAGTATGCTCCAGAGGGTAGTAAGAACTTTATATTTGTAAGAGTAACCAATAATTTAATTGATCACACAAACGAAGAGGAGATAAAGGATTTTGTTTTGGGATATTTAGAGGTATTAGATGATATGTCTGTTTATAATTACTTTGCAGACAAGACAAGATTTTTTAGAGAGGAGTTTTTATCTCTACTTGGAACAGTAGATGTTTATTTTATAGAAGATGATAAACATACTGCCTACTTATATTACAGAAACTGTGCAGTAAAAGTTCAAAAAGATAGCAAGACTGCCATTGATTATTTAGATCTAGGTGGTTACGTTTGGAAAGACCAGGTAATAGATAGAGACTTTGATCTTTGCGATACATATGAATGTGACTACAAAACATTCATCAGTAATATTGCAGGAGGCGACAAACTAACTATAAGATCTATGGAAAGCACTATAGGTTACTTATTACACGCATACAAAAATTTTTCATATTGTCCTGCCGTAATTTTAAATGATGAGGTTATATCTGAGAATCCTGAAGGAGGAACAGGAAAAGGTTTGTTTATGAATGCCATCAATCAAATGAAAAAATTAGTTGTAATAGATGGTAAGGCTTTTAATTTTGAGAAATCATTTGCATATCAATTAGTATCTGCTGACACACAAGTATTATGTTTTGATGATGTAAAAAAACATTTTGATTTTGAAAGATTATTTAGTGTGGTTACGGAAGGACTAACACTTGAAAAGAAAAATAAAGATGCAATCAAGATACCATTTAATAAATCTCCAAAGGTTGCAATCACAACTAACTACGCAATTAAAGGTAAGGGTAATTCATTTGAAAGAAGAAAATGGGAGTTAGAGTTTAAACAATTCTATACAAAAGACTTTACACCATTAGTAGAGTTTGGTAAACTTTTATTCTCAGAGTGGTCTCAAGAAGAATGGTGTATATTTGATAATTATATGGTAGAAAATTTAATGTTCTATCTTAAAAACGGTTTATTAAAATCTAAGTTTAAGAATTTATCTATTAGAAAGCTATCAGCAGAAACTTGTCACGAGTTTATAGAATGGTGTGGGTTAATTGATGGGATTGCAAAACACGATTCTTTAAAATTTGATCAAAAAATTTATAAAAATGAACTATATTTAGAATTCATTCAAGACAATCCTGATTATGCTCCAAAAGCTAAGATGACAATATCCAGGACTGCGTTTTATAAATGGTTAAAAGCTTTCGCTATTTTTCAAACAGGTTTAGAGCCAATGGAGGACAGAGATATGAATGGAAAGTGGATGATAATATACACGGACAAAAACAAAAAAGTAAAACCTAAAGATGAATTGGAGTTCTGATTTCAAATGGTGCATTGATAATGATTGGCAAGTTTATATAAAGCCAATAAATACAATGTACTTTAAAATAGCAATCAGAAAAGGAGGTATATCTACAAATGGTAAGGATAGGTTTTATGATACTAAAAAAAATATTACATTATACAGTAAAGAACATTTAGGAAAAATAGAATATAAAACTCAGAAAAAAGCAATGGAAAAATTGCCTGAAGTTTACAAATACCTCCGAGAAACCTATGGATAAATACGACCCTTTTGAGGGTGTTTTTGATGAATATGATGAAGAAGAATTACATTGGGCTATGTTGAATTCATACGATGTTATTGTAAATGACATCAAGATTGAAGATATAGTAATTACAGATGTAGAGTTTTTTATTCACGACATAAGTTCAAAAGTTAAAAAATCATCTATAGATATTTTGATAGCTTATTTTGAAGAAACAGAAGAGTACGAAAGGTGTGCTGTATTATTAAAAATAAAAAACAATTTAGATGATTGACAAGATTCATAAAAAAGAAATAGCTATTATAAATTTCCTAAACGAAATCTATGATTGGAATTTATCTCACGCAGGTATGGACTACGAGCATTATGATGCTATAGGTTACACCAGAAAAGGTAACGGTTGTATTATGGAAATGAAATTCAGAACAACACATTATGAAGATATGATGTTGGAGAAAAAAAAATATCAATGGCTTATGGAAACCACGTTCCCAAAATACGAGCATAAGTTTTATCTAGTACAAGACCCAACAGGAATTTATATATTCTGGTTAAACGACATAGATATAAATGTATTGACTACAGAAGATATGAACTGTCCACCAACAACATATTTTACTGAATCTCCAAAAATAAATAAGGAGGTTTATTTACTGCCAAAGCAATGGGCATCAGTAAAAATTTTAAATTATGGAATTTAGAGAATACCAGGAACAAATTATTGACAAAGCTTTAAAGATAATAGATATAAGAAAATTTATATACTTATCAATGGAGGTTAGAACAGGTAAAACACTTACATCACTAGGCATCCTGGACAAAATAAAAAACATAAACAAAGTGTTATTTATTACTAAGAAAAAAGCAATCAGTAGTATTTATGATGATTATAAAATGCTAAAACCAACCTATGAACTGCTTGTAATAAACTATGAATCACTACATAAGATAGACGAACGGGGATGGGACGCTATAGTTTGTGATGAGTCGCATAGTATGGGTGCTTTTCCAAAGCCAAGTAAAAGAGCAAAACAAGTAAAGCAGTTAATAATAAATAACAATCCTTATGTAATATTTTTATCTGGAACTCCTACTCCAGAATCATTTAGTCAAATGTACCACCAGGTTTATGGTTTAAAAAACAATCCATTTAGAAAATATTCTAATTTCTACAAGTTCTCCAAAGACTATGTTTTAGTAAAACAAAAACGAATAGGATCTTTTATGGTAAATGATTACTCTTTAGGCAAACAAGAAATTCTTGACAAAATGAAACCATTTACTATATCATATACGCAGAGAGAAGCAGGGTTCAGATCAAAAATAAATGAAGATATAATTTATGTTGATGCACCTGATATGATTATGAATCTTTGTAGTAAACTAAAAAAAGATTTAGTTATTGAAGGCAAGGAAGATGTTATACTTGCTGACACTGGGGTAAAACTAATGCAAAAACTACATCAAATGTATAGTGGAACTGTGAAGTTTGAAAGTGGTAAGTCTATGGTTTTAGATACGTTTAAAGCTCAGTTTATCTATGATAATTTTTGTACTCAAAAAATAGGAATATTTTATAAGTTCAAAGAAGAACTTAATGCTATAAAAAAAGTGTATGGTAAGAATATATGCACTGATCTTGAAACATTTGACAGTACAGATAAATCTATAGCATTGCAAATTGTTTCTGGTAGAGAAGGAATAAGTTTAAAGAAAGCCGATATATTATTGTACTATAATATAGATTTTAGTGCGACCAGTTATTGGCAATCAAGAGACAGGATGACAACTAAAAATAGATTAGAGAATAAAGTTGTTTGGGTTTTTACAAAGGGAGGAATCGAACCAGATATTTATAAGGCAGTAAGTAAAAAAAAGGATTATACTTTAAAACATTTTAAAAGAGATTTATTAACTTTAAATTAAATACAATGATAAACGCAATTGGTTGGCTAATAGTAGCCTGGGTAGTAATGGTGGTAGGAAAGGCAATAGCTAAAATAATATTTCCTGAAGACTGGGAGTAATGACAGAACAACAAATACAAGCAAAAAGAATCAAGCAGTTAGAGGCTGAAGGATATTATGTTATCAAGCTTATAAAAACAAATAAAAATGGTATACCTGATCTTGTAGCTATACCACCTAACTGCAAGGTTTTGTTTTCTGAAATTAAAAAACCCAATGGAGTTCTTTCTGTTATACAGAAATATAGATTAAAAGAATTAGAAAAACACGGTGTAATAACCGAAATATATAAAGGATGAAATATACTGAAATAAACTATAATTTTGTTCTTGGATATTATGTTGTCCCTGAACCTAAAAAAGAAGTAAAAACTAATATTGATACTATAAAAAAAATTATCCAGGACGAAAGCGGAATAGATAATATTTTAAAAAATAGTAGAAAGAGAAGCTATGTTGATGCCAGAAGAATATTTTATCACATACTACGAAACTATCACTATTTAAGTTTAGATAAAATTGGTAAACTATGTGGAAATAGAAACCACGCAACAATATTACATAGTCTAAGAGATATTGATTTTTTAATTAAATCAGATCCAGACATAGCAAGTTTGTTTAATCGTGTGAGCGACAGGGTTTTAAATTTAAAGACAGAAAAACAGTTGTTATTAGAAAAAATAGAAAGATTAGAAAAAGAGTTATTAACATTAAAAAAAGAGAAAAATGGAATATACATTTAAAGATTTAGAAAAAATTATTGAGTTTAGTTCTTGGTCTGACGATAAAAAAATAAATGAATTATTCAGGATAGATTGTTATATGTACACAAATCTAGGTAAAGACTCAACTAAAAAAGAAGTTGAAGAGACTAAAAGAAAGTCTAAGGTAATTTACAGAGCTATTTCTAAGATAGATAAAAAAATAGGAAAAAGCTTGATCACGGCACTTGATTAGTTAATAACTTTTTATTTAGAAAATTTAAATTTTTTGTAGATTGAGAGAACCTATAAAAAATGCCACTAAATAAAAATAGTCAGAACGCAATAAATTACATTAATATGTTGATGTCAAATATTAATGAATTGACTGACGAAATTTATGAATCTCTAATGGATGAAGATAATCAATCTTTAAATTCCAACATAAAAGAACTTATATCTGTTCTTAGAGAAACTCAAAAACTAACTGAAGATGAGTTCTGATGAACAAGTTAGAATATGCAAGCAGTGTAAAGTTTCTAAACCAATAACAGAATTTAATAAAGACGGTAAGTATTTTAGAACTGAATGTAAAAAATGTACTCTTGTTGTAAAAAAACAAAGGAGGCGAAACAAAAGAATTTGGTTAAGAGAATACAAAGAGAAACTTGCTTGTAGTGTTTGTGGGTATTCAAAAAAAACAAACAAAAGCTTTCAAAGTCGAGCGTTAGAATTTCACCATAAAAATAATGATAAAAGTTTTTCAGTCAGCAATGGTATTGCTCAAGGTAAAGGACTTGAAACTATTAAAAAAGAAATAGAAAAATGTATTGTTGTTTGTTCCAGGTGTCACGCTGAGATTCATTCATCAAAATAAACTCCCTCCTGATTTTTTCTTACCACCTAATAATGGTCCACCACTAGATCTTCTCTTCTTAGTTTTCTTTTTTGGCTTTGTCTTTCTTTTTATAGGAATTCCTGAACCACCTTTACTTTTCTTTCCGCTTTTCTTATAGGACTTTACATTATACTTAATAATAGAACCTGCTTCAGAAGGAAGAATACCGAGACTATATAGAAAAAAGGCTAAACCATTAAGATTCATTGCTCCTTTTAATGATGGATCAATTTCTCTTTCTTTACCATAATTATCCGTGTAAGTTCCAGTAGACCCCATACCTATCATCTCAAATAACTCACCAGCAGTCCCAAATGGTATACCTAAAACACCTGCCTGCTCTATAAATGTTTTTTTATCTTTTGCAAAAAATTGAAAAGGATCATCTCCGTCACTTGCAGTTTTTATAACCTTATTAACCATCATTAAAGTTAAGTCATCTAATGGGGGTATAGGTGATAAAATATCTTTAACTACGTTACCAGCTCTACCTTTTTTTCTATTTTCAAATGCTTTTTCTTTATCCTCCTCGTCATCATCACCAGTTAATCCTTGTGATACAGCAGCTAAACCTTGAGTAACAGCCAACCCTAATAAATTAAACACAGCCGTTTCTACTCCAAGACCAGCTAAAGAACGATACGCATTTCTTTTATCATCTTTTGTAGCTGTTTTACTAAGTGCTATATTAAAATCAGTATACATTCTTGTTTTTTGATTTAATAAAAAGTTGGCGAATGGAAAAAATATTTTACGAGCAACCTGTGATGTAGCGTTTTTACTATTAAATAAATCACCCTGCAAGTCTGTGTCAGAAACATTTTGTTGTCTTCCAACTTGTTGCTCTGCAAAAGCACCAGCTTGTTTATTTACCTTATGATTCGACCAGTCTATGTTAGAAGGATCTATACCTTGTTTTTTTAAGTCATTCATATAGTATGCTATCCAGGAAGCTTGAGCCGCAAACCTATCTGGATTAACTAAAAACTTTTCTAAATAAAATTTATTAGCTTCTATTACTGCTCTTCCAAGTTTCTCTCTTCTTCCTTCAGCAGACTTATCTAGTTTTGTATTAGTACCTTCTAAGTTCGTTATAGACTGCAACCCACGATTAGCAATTTCATATCCAGAATTTGCTAGCCATTTTTGAGCATCAGGATTAGATGTTATTAACTGAATACCCTTACCTACAGATCCAAGATCAAACATTAAATTTGTAGCTGTGTTTACTAATGGAGTTAACTGCTTTAAAAACTGTGTTGGTCCACCTAAAACTCTAGAAACACCAATTCCAGCTATCTGATTAAGCAACTTTATAGTCTCTTTATCTTGAATTTTTTGGCTTGCTCCTCTTTTAGAATTTACATAATTCTGAAACTTACTGAAAATAAGATTCCTATTATCTACATCAGGAATTAAACTTTTAAAAGCAGGATTCATATTTTTTGAAGTACCTAAAAAACCTTTCATTATTTGTATACTTTCTGCTGTTTCAAGATCAGTTAAAGCATCTTTTAAATTACTTATATTTGAAGAGTCGAAACCAAGGTTTACAACCCTTCCTGCTGGCAATTTTTTAGGTCTGACAATATCCATTAAAACACCTGATTCTTTATCGTAAATTTTCTGAGAAGTACCTTGGAATTGTGGGCTACCAATCTCTTGATCAACACTACTTACTTGGTCCTTTAATGAACTAAATGAGTCTGGAGTATAGTTTATGTCTTTACCTAAAACTTTGTTATATACATTTAACGATACGTTTTCTAATTCAGGTCTAACTTTTGACCACTCAGAAGTCATCCATTCAACAGCCTCTTTATTTATAGGATCAACTTTATCTTCAATGTCTTGTATACTATTAGACCCTGAAAGTATTTTATCAAAAGATTCTTTAATAAGTTGAGATTTTTTTGTTTCTCCTGAATCATTCAAAGTTGTAATAGTTTCTTCAATTAAATCTTTACGTCTTTTAAATTCATTTTTCTGCTCCTCTTTAGTTCCATCTACAGTTCTTCTCATAAAAGCAAATACACCTCTTTCAGTGTCATTAGCTGCTGTATTGAAATCTGTACCGTTAGGCTGTGTTTTTGTAGTACCTTTTATTGCATTCTTTCTACTAGTTGGCTTTATAAATTTATCTACATAAGCTTCTGCAATATCGTTAGATAGTTTTTCAGCTTTTGCTACTCCGTTTCTAAATCCATCAAAACCAGATAACTTATTAAAAACTCTAGCTGTAGATGTTCCTTTAAATAAATTTTCAATTATTCTAGGAGTTGCACCTAGTTTTTTATACCAAAAATCAGCAACTTTTTCAGAACCAAAAAGCTTTAATTTTCTTGCTGGCTTTAATTTCTTATTAGCTTCAATAACGTTCTTCATCCCTTCATTACGCTTAGTTGTAGCTACTACACCACCAGTCCCTTGGTTGACAATAAAATTAACCATAGCATCTAAAGCTTCTAGTTTTTCTTTAGCGGTAGTCATCAAGTCAATATCAACTTCCATAAAGTCTTTTATAACTTTTTGATCAGCCTTACTTATAACTAAAGGTTCACCACTAATAGGATCAATTCTATTTTTTATTATATCATTAATAGCTCCCTTATATGCTTCAAATGCTCTTTTAACACCTTTAGTTATTACATCGTCTTTATCATTAGCCATTTGCTCATTAGCTTCGGTTAATTTTTCTGAGTCTGATTTTTCTAAAATAGATCTCATCTCATCAATAGTAAACTCACTAGAGTCAAGCCCTGTTAAATCACTAAATGCCTGTGCTTCTGCTTTTCTTATAAGATCAACCTCGTTCTTTAATACTTTAGAGGTATAATTGTCTAATCCTTTTATATCTATAGTTCCAGCAAAAATTAAATTACCTTCTTTATCTGTCTTGGTTTTAGTCAAACCATTAACAACTTTCTGTGCATTTTCTAAATATAAATCTAAGTCCTCAACTAGGTTAGGATCTATCTTATTAAATTGCTTTGCAGCTATAGCAACCTCTGCGTCTAATGAATCACTTTTTAAAAGTCTTTTTATTTTTTTATTAAAATTCTTAGCATCGTCAAACTTTTGAGCATTCACAGCATCAATGTTTACCTTGGTTATATATTCAAGCACTTGATTTACTAATCGTGGATTATTGAGATTTACACCAGAAATTTTTTTAATTAAAGATTTTGCTTTTTTTGTTGATATAATTTTTGATTCTAATAAATCCTGGATAGCATCTGAAAGTTGTTTTCTTCTAGTGGTCTGATCTTTTTTAGACTCTCTGTATGCTTTGTTCCAGCTTCTCCAAAACTTTTTTCTGTTTACATTCTCGCCCTCTTGTTTTGTTTTATCTGAAGACGTTTTCTTTTTACCTAATATTTTATCTGGAGAAGGACCTTTCTTTTTTCCAAAAACACCAGGTTCAGAAGCTTCTTTCTGTAATAAATCTTTACTTTTCTTTTGAGTCTCACTAATAGGTTCTCTGTTAGGGTCAATATTATTTACAGTTCTAATATTCACTGGCGTTGGCTTTAAACCAGTTAACTGTTCAAACTTAGCCTCTAAATCTTTTTCAACTTGAGAAAGACCTAATTCAATATCTAATTTACCAGTAGGGTTAGCAGTTATAAAATCTATAACATCCTGTATATATTGACTTTCGTTTTCAATAGTATACCCATCTAAGCCTTGAACTCTTGTATCTAAATCAGATACTGGGTTTTGCCCAAATTTATTTTTGTTTTTAAACCAGAACCTTTTCATTGCTGAAGTAATGTTATTTCTGTCACCATACTTAACATAGTCTGCTTCAGTAATTTTACCTATCTTTCCTTTTATGTCTAAAGGGTCTACTAATCTTTCTTTCTCTTCTTTTGTTTTAGACTTTCTCTTTTTTCTTTCAGCGTCAAGTGTTTCAGCAACCTCTTTTATATTGTTAGATCTATCGGCAACAGCTTCAGAATATTGCTCTTCAGTTAAACTGGTATCACCTTCTAAATCTAATTTATCTCCAGCATTAACATCAATAACATTTTCTAATATCATTTTATTAGCCTTAGCCTGACTAGATCTATTCACTGGCTTATCTGTATTTTCTTTTACAGCAACTGGATTAGCAGTACCATCTGCGTTCATTTGTACCTGAATCTTTGTTCCAGGAACTACAAACCTACGAGACTCTTGATCTATTTTTTCGTCTCTTTTTTTATTTAACTCATCAGATTTTACTTGTTGTTCTGGAGTTAGCGTTTTCTCATCAGTGACGGTAGTTTGACGTGTGTCTCCTTTTCCCACTCCTTGCAGTTCCACTTTATCGGTTTCCCCTGTTTCTTTGCTTCCGCCATCATCTGATAGCACTTGCTCCTCTGTTTTTGACTCTTGAATGGCATCTTGTTTTTCTTTTATTAGTTTATCTTGTTCTTTTAAAATGTTCTCTTCAGACTCTATAATAGCAGGTAGGTTTGCTTTTAACCTTACCTCATTCTCAGCTTTTAAAGAAGCTAAAGCATCGTCTTTAGTTACATTAACATCTATAGTTGTTTCTCCTCCAGAAGCTTCTATAGCTTGAGCAGTGTCTTCTGCTTTTAAAATCTCTATTTGCTTATCAACATCTTCAATTTTTTTATCTATATCTTCTTTTAATGGACCTTCTAAATTGCTTCTCTGATCCATCAACTTTCTTCTTTGATTCAAAAGAGCAGCAGCTTCTTCTTGATTCCCACTCATAACAACCGAACCTTGTGTTTGGTTTAAAGCAGTTTGCATACTGTAAATTTCTTGGTAAACTGACTTAGCATCAGCTACAGACATTTGACCAGAGTTAACCAAGTTGGCAATATCTTTTTCTATATTACTACTTAATGATGCAGCTCTTATTAAGTCCTTTCTTTTGTTATTAGATAAAAGTCTTTTAGATCCCACCCCAGTTGTAGCAAGAACAGTTAGTATAGCTGTCTCAACAATATCCCTGTTTGATGTAGATTCATTTAAAATTTGTTTACCTACAGAATCATTAGCTAATCCATTTAGGATGTTACCTGTAAAAAGCACTGGTAACTCTTCTATAAAAAGTTCTTTACCGTTTTCTTTAACTAAGTCTTTTACTTTATCCTGAAACACTTTACTACTAACAACTGTTTTAGGTTTTAAAGCTAAGTCTTTTAGTATTTTTGGAAAGCTTTTTGTAGCTTCAAGTAGTTTTGTGTTTCCACCTGCTAGTCCTGAAAATATTCCATCTAAGCTAGCTCTACCATTACCATACATTATAGCTCTAGACATAGCTTCCTCTTCAGGAACACCAGCCTCCATAAGTTGACTCTTAATATCATTAACTTCTCCAGCAACAGTAGACATATATGAAACAGAACCCATACCTATACCACCTGGAACAGTGGTTTTTAAACCAACCTTTTTAAGTCCCTTTTGAATAGTTTTGGTTGCCCATTTTCCACCTTTTATTAGCCCCACTAAATTAACTAAAGTACCTACTGTACCTTGAGTAATTGATCCAGCTGACCATTCATACTCGTAGTTGGGAACTTTTTTTGCTAATTCATTTACTTCTTTAACCTCATCATTGGTTAAGATACCACCCATAGATACCATTGTATTTATATCTACAATATCTCCTTCTGGGGTAACACCTACTTGCAAAGGTTTTCCTTTCCAGTTAATAGTAACAGGCTTTAATTTTTCTACAGTTCTTCTCTCAATAGTAGAGGTGTCTAATGCACCATCAACAGTTCCTACTTCATTAGAAAGCATAGAGTCTAAGCTTTCATTTAAAGCTCTCAATCCTTCCATTTCAAAACCAGCTAAATTACCTCCTTGTTCTACCCAAGATGGTATAGCTGAAAAAATACCACCAATAAATCTTATTGCAGAGTCTGCTGCAGGTAATAAAACCGCATCTCCAAATCCTCCAGAAACATCTCCGTTTCGTTGATCTATTATGTATTGCTCTCTTCTGTTTTTCTTAGCATCTTCAGATGCTTCAAGAGCAGGAAATAAACTTATAATATTATACTGTCTTGATATGTTTTTAATCTGTTGAGCTTTTAATTTAGACTGAGTGTTTAGTAACTGTCTTCTTGTTTCTTGGTTAGTTTCAAACAATAGTTTATTCTCAATAACAGATAAGTCATTTTCTATTTCATCACCCATACTATTAACGTATGCAGATAATTTCTTAAAATTTCTTTTATCGTTTAGGTAGTCATTGTCAGAGTCTGAGTTTATTAGATCTTGTACTTGTTGGTATACAAAACCATCTTCCTTTGTGTTTTCTGCTTCCCAAGCCTGATAATCAGAAACATCAATATCCATTTTAGATAGCAGTTCTGGATTTACGGTTTTAGCTTCTTCTATTTCATTATACTCTTCTGGAGACATTATAAGTTTTTGAAACCAGTTTAAATTCTCATCTTTAACTTTTGGAGTAGTTCCAATAACACCTTTTGGTATTGTTCTATTCCCAACTATTTTACCGTCTTCAGTAAAAGATAAGTTAGTATTGTTTTTAGATTTTTGGAATTTTTTTAATAAGTCAACTCTATTAGCTGATACTATTTTTTCTGTATCTTCAACACCTTCAACAAGTTTAGAAAAATCTGTAGGCGCATTTTTTTTATTATACAACTCTTGAGCAGCAGAAACAATAGGATCTTTTTCTATATTAAGACCTTCAATTTCCAAAGGTTTAAACTTTTCATCCACTCTTATACCATAAGGATTATCGGCTGCAGCTTTGTTTAGCTTTTCAGCTTTCTCCAGCCTCTCAATCTCTTCGTAAAAAGTTTGTTGTTCTTGAGCAGATAGTTGTGAGAAAGGAACTTCTCCAACCATAATAGAATTTAATTCTGTGTTATTATTTAACAGACCTCCAGATTCCAATAAGGTATCTGGTGTTTCTTGAATTGGTGTAGTGCCAACCATATTTGCCTCTCCCCCAGTGGAAACGACAGACGGGTCTTTTTTTTTTAATGTGCCGTCATCAACTAAAGACTGTGAACGGTTTCCATATTTTTTAACAACATCCGTTCCTTTTATCTCACTACCATTAGGACTAATATAAAATGCCTCAACATCAAAATCAATTTTAACTTCTTCTTTTTTATCAGCAGTTTTACCTGTTTCTTTAAAAGCTCCGCTATCTAACAACCCTTTAAATCTATCTCCATACTTAGATTTAGCTTCACTCTCCGTAATTACAGACCCATTGGGGGTTTCAAATAATAATTCGTCTTCCATTCTTGTTTGTTATTATTCTATTGGTATTCCAAATTCATCTACCTCAACTCCTTGTGCATTTACAAATACTTCATTTCCTCCTACAGTTGTTTTCTTTCTAGTTCCTTCTGCTCTTCCAGGTAAACCTGCTTTTGCTGCAGCATCTAAGGCTGTTTGAACATTTTGCTTTAAATCTTCATCATTAACATTATATGCTATTGTTTTAATAACATTTTTACCTTGTTTTACTTCTATGTTTTTACCATTTCTTACAAAAGAAATATCATCCCCTTGATTAGCTCCTTGTGCTTTCGCAAGCTCTCGGAATGCACTATCAAGAGAGTTTGCAAATGCATCTCCCTCACTAGTACTAGCGCCTCCCGTAGTCCAATTTCTTTTTAAGTCTTGAAACCCTTCAGAACTAACCACAAAATCAACAGCAGATACTGCATCTTTACCTTCACCTATTGCACTATTTGCAGTAACTTCAGGAATCTCTGTAACCTCTACATTTTCTGTAGTCTTAACAGACATATTTCTATCGCCTGCAGCATTAAAAGTACCTGTTGGTGAATACTTATTAGCTTTAATTGAGCTATAGTTTTGTCTAGCCTCTGAAACAGAACTATTATCGTCACTTCCTTTAAATAACTCGTACATTTTATCTTCGTACTCTGCTTTAGATACAGGAAGATACTTAGGTACATAACCCGCATCACCTTCTTTCAATCCTTTTTGTTTATCTTCATCCCATTTAGGGTTTTTAGTTTGTAAGCTAACCTTAAATGACTTAAATACTCCATCTCCTTTATCTACTTGATATGTTTGAGAAACCACAGTATCCTCGTCTTTTTCAGATATTGTTTCATTAAATTTAAATCCACTACTAATCATAAGGTTCTCTACTGCATTTTTAACATCATCAGATGTACCATCATAACTTCTAGTGATTTGCTTAAACAGGTCTACGCCTTTATTTTTTCTATCTTGAGATTTTACTTTACTATCTCTATAAGGATCCCATTGTTCTATAGCTTCTCCTTCAACTACCTTAACACCTAACTGCCCGTCAATAGTAGCTCTTACAATTCCTGATGCTGCTGCTTTATGTTTGTCTGTTGTCTGAACAACAATACCATCACCCTCTACTTTTGACCCTATATATTTAGGAGCTTCAATATTTTCATATATTGGTTTTCCATTAGAATCATATCCAGTTAAAACACTAACTGATACAGTTTCATTCATATCAATTTTTACTCCGTCAACTATTCCGCTTGCAGTTTGACTAGGATCTAATTGATAAAATTCACCACCATAATTATCGGTCAAAGTACTTGAAACCGCTCTATTATTTGGTATTGTTTTAGCTATAAAAGTATCTTGGTATCTAGTAAAACTAGGATTACGTCTAATATTATCCTCCCTGCTACTTCCCTTTATATAACCTGGATGGTTTGTAGAAACTTCATAAGAAGCTATAACGTCCTTACCAAAGGCTTTTTCTACAGAACTAATTACGTCTGTTTTCTGCCATCTTGAATTTTGTTTATTCAACAAAGCCATTACACTTGTTCCACTAATATTTTTATTTATTACTGGATTACCATCTCCATCTAATACTCTTTTTTGAACACCTGTATCTTTATCAAACACCGTTTCGTAAACCTCAACAACACCCATACCATCTTCACCAGATCTTACCCTAGTGTTGTTTAAGTCTCCTATAATACTTTGGTATCTTTGAAAGGCAGCTTCTCCTGCTCCAGCAACTGGTGGAATAAAAACGCCTTTATCATTAGTATAACCTTCTGCTCTTCTTATTGTTTCTTCTAACTCTGCTGCTGCTGAATCAGCTCTACCCTTTACAGCTTGCCAAGTTTGTTTTTGATTGTTTTTAAATATATTGTAATCTCTTACAGCAAACTGCCCTCCTAAACCAGAGGTTACTATTTCTTGCTTATCGTAAGAGTCTTGTATAAATCCATCTAACTGACTAAGAGTCCAGTTGGCTAGTGTAGTGCTAGTTGGTATATCACCCAACTTAATACCTTGCCCTGAAGAACTTTTGTCTTTTGTAGCTCCAGCTGCTTCTGCCTCTGCTCTTAAAGCTCTAAGGTCTCTTATGTCTGAGGCGCTTTCTTCTTTAAACTTTTGACGAGCTTCTCTTTTAGCTTGTACGTCAGCATCAATACCACTAAAAAGTCCTTGAAGACCTGTAGCTAAATCTTGACTCGGTACTCCTTTATTGCTTAATAAACCTTTCTCTAGTTTTAATTTTGCAATATCTAATCTATCCGCCATATAATTAGTTTTTCTTTTTAAACAAATTACCTATAAATTCTGAAATAGATACTCCAGCTGCCTTAGCTTGTTTTTCTAACTCTGCCATATTTTCAGCAGAAAATATATCACTTGTTAATTTACCAGCTCCAGATTCATCAAAGTCTTTACCGTCTCCAATACCTGTAAAAGAAGATAATCCACTTGCTATATTTTTACCTACATCTCCTAAAGAACTCAAAACTTTTCCAACTCCAGTTTTCGGAGCTGTTCCATCTTTAATCATTATTTTAGCTTTAGCCAAAGCATCTGTTTCGGTTAGGGTAGGATCATCTTTCATAAGCTGTTTAGCAACGCCTCCTTCTTTTGATTTGAAAACAGGAGATAAAGCGCTAAAAGCTTGTACACCTGCTCCAACTAAATCTTGCGTACCAGATGCTGATAGAGCATCTGCATTTGCTTGCATTGCATCTGCTTCAAGTGATTTCTCTATAGCTCTTTCGTCTTTCATTCCCGAAACTAACTCACCCTTTCTGTTACCTTCTTTAGCGGTTTGTAAGTCTAAATCCATTTGAATTTTAGCCATAGTATCTCTCGCCTCTGTTCTAGCTGCATCTTGCGTGGCTTTTATTTTACCTGCCGTAGCAGCTACTCCTCTTTGGTCTCCCTCAGCAGCAGCTTCTAATATTGTTGAACCATCTAGTGTTTGTAATTCGTTAGCTGTATCAAATATTTGCATAGGTACTTGAACAGCCTCTAATCTGTTTTGCTCTAAATCTGCAAGAGCTTGTCTTTCTAATTCCAGAGCTTCTTCCTCCAGTCTCCCCGCCTCTCTACTCTGGCTTTTTGCAGCGTCAATAGCTGAAAAACCTTTGTAAGCCGCTGATCCTACTGCTAAAACCGCTGATGTTATTGCTGCCATACTATAATATTTTAATCATTTCTTTGTTATATTTACCAGCCTCTAAGTAACCCTCTTCTTTATATACTTTTATAAGACTGTCCGACTTAATTAATGCGTAAGCATACTTACATTTACTTTTCTTTAACACCTCTGTTAAAGAGTTTATAAGCTTCTTCAGACTTTCTTTTCTTTTAACTTTATCCTTATAGTTAAAGTTAGATATAATCCAGTCACACCACCCTACCTTGGAGTTGGTAACATAAACAAATCCTGCGCAAACAGGGGTTTCGCCATCATAAACCATATAACCACCCATTCCATTTTCTGGTAAAAAATCTTTAGGTGGAGCATCCCATCTCCAATCTGCCCACCAATTTACTAAAATTTCTTCGTAATCAGTTGAGCTTAATTTTTTTATTGTAAATCCCATTTAAGCAAAGATACAAAATCTATGGATAACTTTTAAAGACCTGACTATTGACAGAAAATAATTCTGTTGCAGTAGTGTCAGAGTTTGTTAAAGTAAATTCTAAATAATACCCCAACATACCAAAAGACTCTGCTACTGGGTCTTTAAGATAGACAATGTTATCTCCAGCAGATGCGTTATTCACAGGATTTAAAACTGTAACAACCCTTCTGTCTTCCGATATTGATGTTACAGGACCTAACTCAACTAAAACTCCAGAATCAATTTTATAAGCTGTTGCCCCTATATTAAGTATGGAGTCAACAGAGAAATTAAATTCAATAGCTAAAGGAGGCGCAGCAACACTACCAGTTACATTTGCACAAGTACCAACTCCTTGAGTTGATCTAAGATTTAAGTTTTCTTGATTTTGATTATATCTTATAAAACTAAAATAAGAACCTTCCTTTAAAGAAAAATAACCACTTGCTATACTTCCTTCTTGTAAATCAGTTTGAAATGTAGCGTCCCAGCTAGAATCAGATTCTAGTTCTATAGTTTTAAAAACTTTTGTTTGAATTGGTTGTTCATTAAATACACTTGTTATAGATGAATCATATTGAACACCATAGTAGTTATTTCTAATAGGGTTTGTGTTATGTCTATACATATCACCACCTTTAAATGTGTAAAGGTATTGATTCATACCCATAATAAAATCAGGGTAATAGCTATAGAATGACGCCCATCCTTGTACGTCTTGACTGTGTGTTAGTGTATAGTTTGGCATATTTTTATTTTAAGGTATTGAACAAGAACTACAATTACTATAAGGTCCGTTTCCACTATTAGCTCCCTCGTCTATTTTAGAGTTTGGAGGAGTTGAAGATATACTTACTATTGTAGCACAAGCAACAGCTCCTGATGGAGATTGTCTTACCCAAACAACATCTCCAACACTATATCCATATTGTAAAACAATTAAGTTGTTGTTTAAGTAACCGTCTTGTTGATCTAAATAATAAAATACAGCAGAAGAGTTACAATCTTGAGCTTTCCAAGAGTTAGTTCCACCACAAGGAGAGCAAGGATTTTGAGCTGCTAACACACTAGATGACATTTCTCTGTATGTATTTCCAGTTGGGTCTTTATAAAAACCATCAGCTGCAATTGTTCCTGAAGTATCTGAATATATACTGCTAGTAGTTAAAAGAGTTGTGCCATAATCCACATAATATGTGCCACTTGAAGGCAAATTACAACATACGTCTACTGCTGAAATAGAACTAAAGGCTAATGTTCTAGATGTATAACAACTTGAACAAGATTGCAAAGATCCTAAAACGCTACTACTTATCTGTCTAAACTGACTACCACCTGGCTCACTATAAAATCCATCTGGAGCAACGTTTGTTAAGTTTACATCCGTATAAATATTTGTAGTATTTGCGAAAGTAGATCCAGTTGGATAGTAATATTGTGATGGTGTTTGTGTTAAACAGCATAAATCGCTAGAACTACTAGCTGCATAATCTAAAGAATCAAAAGTAAAACAATCAGAACATACATTAGAACTTAATAAAGCTCCAGAAACCTGTTGCCTGTATTGACCACCAGATTGATAATAACCATCAGCAGATTTTACTGTTAAATTCACGTCATCATAAACCGCAGTTGCAGTTAGAAAACTTACAGAATCAATATATTTATTTACTAAACTCATATTATTTATTATTTATGGACAACATTCGTCATAACTAAAATTAAATGTAAAACTTTGACCTGAACCTCCAGAATAAACTAAATCAGTTACCACGCAAGGACTAGATAAATTATTGCCCGTTGTAAGGTAATTTCTCATACCGATAGAACCGTAGTTACCATTATTATTGTTTTGAGTATTTCTAAGTTCTAAAGTATTTGCTCCACCTACTACAAAGTTAGGGTCAAATCTGTATGTTACCATATTGTTTAAAGGACATACAAAATCTGAACTTGTAATTGTTGCAGAAGTATTTGTAGTCGCAATAAATACAGAACCAACTTGAGAGTTAGCATTTAAGTCTAACGCTCCTATATAATTATTATTCAAATAAACATCAAAGTTATCATCTTTAGCTGAATTACTATTACATACCTGGAACACTAAAGTTCTATCTGGACAAACAGGAGCATCAGTACCACAATCACAACAAGACCCTTCAGAACTTGTAGCGTTGTAACAAAGTTCAATTGGTGTAGCTACTCTATAATCCCAAACTAAATATAAATAATCATCATTAGATGGATTAGTGTATGTAAAGCTTGATTGATAAGTGTTGCTACCAACATTGGTAATTGGTGTTGCAGTACTTAATAAAGGTATTAATGTATTTACATCAGCCTCGTTATAGTTTGTATTTGAAACTAAATACTTTAATTTATCAGATAATGGATCAAACGGAAATGTATCTCCGCTTAACTGTCTGTTTTGCATAGTAACTGTTGCTCCATCAGGTGGTATAGTACCAAATGAAGAAGGACCAGTTTGTGATTCAAATAAAGAAACACCATCCTCTTCCAAAATAACATTGTCACTTTGATAAGGGCTTATTGTAGTTCCGTCAGACCACTTGTATCTTACACTTGAACTTAAAGCAGCATCTCCTGAAGAATTTATTACTATTCTTTTTACTGTTAAATTTTCTGTTTGAGGACATCCTATCTGTAAAGAATAAGTTGCCGCTGTTGGTGTTACAGTAACCTGTGCAGTCGTTGGAAAAGATTGACCTTTATTCCAGGTAACAGTTCCAGAACCGCTAATTGTTTGATTAACAACACTTACCCCATTGTAATTAACAAGAAGTGTTGCGCTTCCAGAATCAAAATTATAAACACAAGCAATATCACCTATTGTTGAAGTACAATCTAAATTAAAAGACACAGCCTCACTTGAATTGTTCTGTCTAAGTTCATATCCACAATCTCTATCTACAGGAGGTACAGGAACAGGCTCATTGTTATTTGTTAAAACAAACTCATTCATATAAGGATCATACCCACCCAACTTTTGTGTATTAAAGTTTTCTGTAAACAAGTCTCTAAACCAGCTACGCATACCCAAAGAAGATATTACCTGAAGCTTGTCTGACTTTGCGCCTACACCACCTCTAATGTTTATCACAGAGCTTCTTTTTGCATCTGTAAAATACACGTCATAACCATAAGATGTAAAACTCTCAGGATTATTACTTATACCATACTCCTCTATTCTAGCTAGCTGAGTTCCTAAAACCTCTGGAACAGATGTTATAGCTCCACCAGCAGCAGCATCAGATAATAAGTTTTTTCCTACAAGTACATAAGATATTTTGTCCTCCTGTAAAGTAAGTATGTCAGTTTGTCTAGAATGTAATTTTCTAATAGGACCATAAGAACTTTCTAATGTTTTAAAATTAGATAACCCTAAATTAAATTCATTAAGCTTATTTATATTAGACTCTTTATTGTAGTTTCCACTATATGTTATGTCACTGAATCGTAAAGTTTCTTTGTATTGTTCTTCAGAAACTGAAGTAACTTTTTCTCCAATAGTAAAACTAGGAGTTGCTAATGCATCTAAAACTCTATTTGATTCTACTCCATTTCCAAAAGTAAAGCAATTGCTAAAAGTTAAATTTACTACAGCAGGTAAACTTACTGTTTGGTCTTGATCAGTGTCATTAGTTCCTGATTGATGATACCCTCCAGATATATTAAATACTTGTTCGTTTTCATAATAAAGCTCTGTATTAGCATCTTTTGCTTCAGTCTCAAAAACCATAAGAGTAGTTGCTCTTTGAACCACAATCTCTATGTTACCATAAGAATTTCTTTTGTCTGGTGGGTTACATTGAGGTGTTCCGTTCTGTCCAACTAAATACATTTTACCATTAGAAGCGTCTGTTTGAAAAGAGTAATAAGACTGACCACCGCTTGCTAAAGAAGTGAAGTAAGGGTATAAAGTACTAGGTTGGTTTATATTGTTTATAGTGCTATCAGATCCAGCTGATTGACCATTTGTTAAATCAATATTATCTCCTTCAACAAAAGCATACATACTGTCATAATCTTGACTAGCTGTAAAGGTTTTATCATATAAGTACTGTCTACTACCACACTTGCTACCTCTTTTATATCTTTGCTCTCTTAATTTTATTTGAACAATACTACCTGCTGGTATAGTGTATGGAATAAATTCATCCGTAGGTCCTGTTGTATCTGGGTTAGGAATAGAAACATCATATCTAACAGCACAATAAGAACCTTTACATCCTTTTTCTCCGTAATTTATAAAAGCATTTTCTGGTGAAGCAGCAGAAAAATTACTTGGTCTAAGTTGCATATAAACTCCTGTTGGCTGACCACAAGTGTCATCAACTAGAGTTCCATCACTATTCCTGTCACATAACCAATCTTCTACTTGACTACCATAGTCAAGAACTTTTGTACTAACACATCTTAAAACAGGTCCATTAGTATCTGACTTAACTTTTAAGTTTTCATTTAAAACAACTTTAGTTTTATTATCTCCCTCTAATTTAAACCACACATTACCTGTTTCTTCTTCTTGAAAAAATATGTTTGAGTATACTGTTCTATATTCATCTTTAGATGGTTTCAAAACAAACTTATATTTAGTAGCCCAATAAGGTGGGTAACTATTTAAGGTAACTTTTATTGTATTTTTTGTAATAGAATTATCACAAGGAACATATATTGTGTTGTTTGTGTCAACTAAAGCTGTACTTGCTCTTCCGTAATCGTCTTCATATACAATACCTACTTCGTAATCTCTATCACTATGTAAACTACTTTTAGATGAACTTAAACTATATAAAAATTCTGATTGAAGAACAGTAAAATACTCATATGCAAATATTCCTAAAGGAACAGCAGGAGACACACTTACATCATATTTTTCATACTTGATAGCTTGAGCTGTCAAAGAAAATGTGTTACTTCCTGGTGTAGAACCTATAGACATTCCTTGGTTTGTTCCTGATAAACCAAAACCTACTTTGTACCAGCTTGTTTTTGGCACTACAGCACAGTTAATTAAATCTGTAATAGATGTTCCACTTGTACATCCTGATGTACAGAATGGAGGAAAACAATTTGAGTCTGAGGGTGCAACAAATTCAGATATTGCAGCAATAAAACCTGGTGAAGTTACTAGGTCGTGTGCATTTGCATAGTCTTCTTGTAAATTATATAAAAATGTATTTTCAAATTGATTTAAAGGCTCTGTTCCATCAACATATTCTGATGCACCTGAAAATTGAGAATGACCTAAATTAAAGTCAATACCTATTTGAGCGCCTGCTTTTAAATCATATCCAGATATATCATAACTAGCAGTACCATTTATAACATTTACTGAACCATTTATAGAATAGTTAAAATCACTATTTACAGATGATGTTTGATCAGATGATAAGTTTTCTGTAACTAAATCTAATTCATAATCTAAGTAAACATCTTGACCATCAGAATTAGTTATATCATATCCATCAACATAATTTCCATACATTAGCCTATTACCCATTAATGTTTGTGCTTGAGCTATTCTTGGAACATTGTCAAACAACCTAATCATTTGAGCTTCAGGAAGTACTGTGTATATTTTTTGATTTGTAAATTGAAAAGTTTGTTCTACATTATCTAACCACCCTTGATCAAGTTTATTAAATCTTTCTATTACATTTACTGTTGTAAAGTTTGTTGATTTAAATAATAAATCTATTCCTTTAACATTTTTAGTTCCTGTATTAAATTTTACAATAACACTATTGTATACGTTTTCCATACCTATATTGTCATAGGTAGAATAATCTAATTGAAAAGGACCAGGTGAAAATGATATGGGTGAAAATGGAGACATAGCCGAATATTCATTATCCTCATATTGGTATCGGTATGCAAAAGAAATCATAATTTCTTTCATATAATTTTCTCCACCACCCTGTTGAGTTGGTGTTAATGTAGGCGCAAATAATGGAGGCGCAACAATAACCCCTATATCCTGTTCTGTAATTTGATCAACGTCACTTATAGGGTATTGATATGTTCTACTAACATTTATTTTTCTAGGCGGATTTAAATTATCTGTAAAAAACAATAAACCATCTATAAGATTAACTCCTGTTATTAATTTTTTGTCATTAAAATTTAAAACACTAGTAGATATTACGTGATAAAAAAGAGAATCATTTTTTGTGTCATAAGAAACAATCATATCTACAACTCCAGTACTAGAAGTTGTATTAGCTGGATCATTTACAAACCAATACATAGTTTCATTACCTCCATCTTCATAAGCACCTATACACTTTGCTTCACTACTTAGTGATTGACCTTCATAAGTTAAAGTCGTTAACCTAGTATTTCCTAAAGAGTTTTCTACAGCGCCTATTTCTGTGTTTTCTGTAGAACCAAGTCTACAATTTTGAGCATCAATATATTCACCTTGAGGAACTAATCGTTCATCAACGCTTTTATTCATTCTCCCTTTTATAAAATTTCTTGTAAACTGTGGCATATTATTTCAACCATTTATCTTGACCTCTTAGATTCATTAACAATCTTCCTGGATGTATGTTACTTAATCGTATTTTTGCATTTCTTAATAAAGCTGTCTTTTCTTTTTTAGCTCTATTTATAATATACTCTTGCACCCCGTATTTGCTTGTTAATATAGCATATTTTATGTATGCGTAAATAAAATCTTCAAATAGTTTGTTTAAATTTATTTCAGAATCTACTCCATTCTCCATACCATCTGAAACATATTCTAAAATAACTAGCTTATCTGCTGCTCCAGAACTAAAGTTTATAACTCCAGAAGCTTTGTTAATTTTAAAAGTAGGGTTTGAGTTAGCTGTTTCTGTATTAAGACCATAACGTTGTCCAACACTATAATCAAAATACCAAGACCCGTCTATGTTATAACCCATATTACCATCCTGACTACTGTTGGCATTTAAGTAAAGACTTTTCTTTCCACCAGATATTCTATCCATATCTATAGTAGAGTTTTCTGGTTTTAATATATTTCCATATTCATCAAACAATATCTTACAGTCGTTTGCTTGTAAGTAAGCATTACTCCAGTTAGTTTGAATATTCTCTGTTAATGGCATAAGAACACCATTTTGATATATTGATACTCTAACCCAATTTACATAGTCAGGAGGAAGTACATATCTTAATTGATCACAAACGCTTAGTTCTAAAACCTTTATCTCTTTCATAGCATCGTAATTCAATTCTTGAATACCTCGCTTTGCGTGAAATAAAATATTATATTTTTCTACATTGTTTATTAGCTTGTCATTACCAACATACATTAGCATAAAATTATTTACTATATCGTCTAATGATACAAATTGGTATGACCCCCAGTTTGAATTCGTAGGATTAACTCCTCCGTTTTCATAATATTGATAGTCTGTTATATATGCCATTTCTTATGATTGTTGTTGATTATCTTCTTGTTCTTGAATATTTCCAAAAGTAGCTATATCATTTTCTCTTATTGATACACCTGCATATTGCAATATCTTGTTTACTAAATTAGGTTCATCAGAATCAGGAAGTTCAAAGTCTTGATAATCTGCCGCACCTTCATCAAAAACAGGCTCTCCACCTGTTAGTGTACTATATGTCCAGTTAGGATCTAACGGGTATCTTATATATTGTGATAAAATCTTACCAGCTCCAGTTATACTTTCAGGATATACAGTTATGGTATTCCCAATAGCCGTACTAGTACCACCTCCTAAAACATAAGCAGGATATGAAACGCTTGGCGATGTTAAACTAGAAGAGTTTAAATAAAATATTTTATTTTGAGAAACTCTTTCTATTTCTCTTATACCTGCTGTTGTTACAATAGTGTATGAATTACCTATTGTACTTGCAGTACCAAATGGATTTCCAGATAATGTTAATTGAGTCTCTGAATCCACACTAACTACATATGCACCAAATCCAGCGTATATGCTATTTGCTGAAGTGTTTGATACAAATTGTCCAGGAACAACAGTTCCTGTTGTTATAAACGCTGCATTAGCATCAGTAAGTGTATTTAATCCAGCTGCTGTGGTGGTAGACGAAAATATAACGTTAGGATAATAGTTTACTTTATTTATTAAGTAGTAGTTTTCAGGAAGATTATATAAGTTTATACCATTATTAATCAACCCTCTTGTTTCAGAAAAACTATCAATAACCTCTACTAATCCTTTTAGTATATCTGCATATTCACTACCAGAAACTCTGGCGTTTTGCTTTATAATCCAACTATTATATTGATAAAAATAGTCTTCAAAAATATCTAATTGAGCTTGCTTTGCGTATAAATTAAAATCACTAGGAGTTATATATCCGTAATTGTTTTTATTCGCAATCGACAATACTGTTGCTCTTACCGTGTTAATCATTTCAAATTGTTATTTAAACAAAGATACGAAAAAAAAAAGAGGCTTCATTTTAGTGAAACCTCTATAACATTTAAAGAATTAATTGCATTATTATGCAACACTTATTCGTCTAGTTTTTTTAATCTATTACTTAATAAAGTAAATACTGCCTGCCCTTCATCGCTTTGAAAGAATGATGCCAATATAAATAAAGGATCTTCTCCATAAGGAACTGTTAGTAGTTTTTTCTTGTTTTGTTTTAAATTATAATAAACATCTTTTTCATTTTTCATTATAATTAAATTGTTAGACAAAAATTGAGAACATTTATTCTGTAAAATTAATAAAGGATCATTAAGAGATTCTAAAAAATCTTGAGGGTATCTTTTTGCAAATAACCTTATATCTCTTTTTAATTCTGCCGAACTAAGTTTGTCCACATTTAATCCAATCACAACCCTACCAATGGTTTCCATAAGCTCTAAGCTTAATCCTTTAGCAGATACTTGAGCTTCAAGTTCCATATCTAAAGTGTCAACATCAGCAGTAGCATCAACCTCCTTATCTACTTCCATAAATAAATGTCCGTTAGATGGATGTAATGATAAAAACTGTTGTAATACTGGATTTGTTTTAGGAACAAATAAAAACCCATCTTCAAATACGATAGGCTCTAGGATGGCGTTACCATCTTGTTCATCCTCGAAAGGACTCTTTTGATTTCTTGCATAACGAAGCGCTCTGTTTACTCCTTTGTCTTCGTCAAAATACATTAAAGGTGATCTTCTGCTATTTCTAGCTGGTATCATTAAACTTAAAGGAGCAACATCTCCTTTTAATTTGTAAGTTTTATTAACTAAAACTATTTTTTTTGTGTTTTTCATTTGATTTAAATTAAAGTTTATAAAAGTAATAATTACCCCCGTCTTTATAACGAGGGTAAAAATTACAAATTGTTATTCTTATTGCTTAAACAAGAAGAAGTTATTAGCACCTAAAGTACATAAAGCTCTTTCTGATAAGAAGTTTACTTCCATTGCATCTAAGCTAGAAGTAGCTGCTCCACCAGCTGAACCTGTAATCCAAGTTTTATAACGTCTGTCTTCAGTTTCTGAAGCTCTGTATCGCACGTGTAAGAATGGTCTCTTAGCGTTTTTACCAAGTACTTGGTCATAAACTGTAGTTGAACCAGCTGGTACTAAAATACCGTTGATTTTTCCACCTTCTAATCCACCTCTCATTGTTGGGTCATTTAAGTATTTCCAGTCAGACTTGTAAAAGTCATATCCTCTACGGAATCCTGTAAATCCTAAATTCAATGCCATATCTTTGTCATTGTCAAATAATCCGTAAGACGTACCATTTGCTCCATAAGAGTTCTGAGAAGCTAACATATCATCAATATCAAATCCAAACTCTCTGTTTAAGAAAATAACATTTTCTTCAATAGATCCTTGTTTGTCTAATCTTTGGATGATAGAATCGAATTCAGCTAATGTACTTGGGTTTCCACCTGACCATACATTACCTCTATTGTTTACTACATAGAATAAACCTTCAGATCCTTTGTTACCAACTCCTGAAGCTACACCTGCTGCGATTGCTGCAACACCACTTCCTGCGATTGCTGGAACTGCTTCCACCATTGCTGTCTCTAAGTAGTCTTCAAATCTTAGTCTTGTTTCGTGTTCAGACTTTAAGTACCATAAGAAACCAGTTGCTCCGTTTTCTGTAGTTACCTCAATCCATCCAATTTGAGCCATATCAGATCCTGATACTGCGTATTTATCTTTTATGATAATTGGTGAATTGCTGTAGATGTCATCATCAGCTTCTAATTGACCTTGCATTCCGCTTGTTCCTTTTTGGAATTCAGAACCATATACAAATAAAGAAGTAGCAACATCTGCCGCTACTTGCTGTCCAGCTGCTTCATAATAAGCTACAGTAATTTGAGCGTTAGCTAAATCTACCGCAGTAATTAATGCTTTGTTAGTTAAAACTGAAGCTGCTGTGTTATCAGAGATCATAATTGTTTGACCTACTCTTAAAGCGATTGATCCGCTTCCTGGTACTAATACGTCACCAACAGTTAATACTGCTGTGTCCGATCCTGCAGCTGCTGCTGAAGTTACGTCTACATATTTAGTGTGTAATCTTCCTTGCTCAGCCCATTTGATAAGGTCAGAGTTAGAAGGCATTTCAGCACCTACCATTCTTAAAAATGATGCTACTGTTCTGTTTCCATATCTTTCAAATTCTTTTTCGTAAGTATCTGGTAAATATTGATTTAAGAAATCAAAATTAGTGATATAGTTTGTTTGTAATACTACTTGCTCTGCACTAGGTTGTAATGCAAAAGTAGGATTTGCTGCAATTTGTCCTGCCATTTTAAAATTTTTTAATTGTTAATTATTTTTGTTTTTACTCCTTATTCGCAAACCTCTTCCTGAGTCTGTACTAACCGCTCTTGCTTGAAACCCTTTCTGTGGAGATGATTGAGGTGTTTGCCTCAAATTCATATTAATGTTTTTACTTTTCTTCGAAACATCTCCTATGGCGTCTGCCTTTCCTTGCTCATAAAAATACTGAGCTAGTTTATCTGGGTTCATTGCTGCGTTTAATGCTTTGTGCCAACCTTGTGCATCATTAACTAAACCATCTTCACCTATGTACTGATTTATAAAGCTCTGTACATTGACTTGTTTTGACTTAATCTCATTTGCATCACCAGACGAATAAATTACATTCTTATCTCCAACCTTGAACTCAAAACCTTTGAACTCGGAGTTAAAAACCTCATCTGTTTTTTTCTGAAAGTACTCAGACTTTCTTTTGTTGGACTCTACTTCAGTTTGAGCCTTTTGAACATATTCCTTGTAAGCATTGATTTCTTTAAGTTGTTCTTCCGAATACGAACCCCCACTTGACTCAAGAGGAGTTTTATATGTTTCCGATAGCTTACTTAAATATTTCTTAGCTATTGCAAGTTCTCTTTTTTTAGATATATTTTTTTTCTTTATATCTCTATCATCATCCACTTCTTCATCATAACCAAACTTATCTTCCATAAGATATTCAATATCTTCAGAATCTAAATCTGATTCAGTTAATGAGTAATATTCTTTTAGTATTTGATCATCTTCTAAATTATCATAGCTTTTATTGGCTTTGATAAAATCTTCAAACCCTCTACCTGTTTCTTTCTTAAAGTCTAAATACTTAGAAACCTCATCAGGCAATGGACTGTTTTTTTCTTGTTCAGAAAACAATTCATCTACTGAAGAAATATCCTTGTTATATCTTTCTTTAATATAAGAAAGTACATCCTCATCTTTTATCTCTGGCAAATCAGCAACATCCTGTTCTGCCTTATTTTTTTCTACTGTTGTTTCTTCTACAACATTACTTGTTTCTGAAACATTTTCATTGACATCAGATACTTTTAGACTTTCTTCGTGTTTATCTAAAAGATTCTGTTCAACTTCTTGTGTTGATTTCTCTTCTATAGGAGAAACCTCTTTTACTTGTTTGAATTCCATTTGATTTTATTTTTGTAAAGTTAACATTTATTTAAATATATTATTTTAGGATCTATATGTTACCGTATCTACGTTTATAAGTCCATATAATTTTTTTACTTCTACCTAAAACACTTTTCTTTTCAACCCTGTTATTAAAATCATCACGAGCTTGATTTAATTGAGGACCACTTAATTTTTGCATAACATTATCACCTTGGTTCAAACTCCGCTAAATCAAAACCATCTAAACTATCTTCCTTAGATTCGAAATTAACTGGAGCTAAATTATTTTTACGTTGTTGTATTAATTTTGATTGTTCAGTATTTGCTTGACTTATTCTTTCAGCTTTTGCAGTTTCTCTCTGATTTTCTCTTTTAGACATTGCCTCTACTTCAACTCCTTTAAGTTTCATTTGTAGATCAAACTCTAACTTCATTAACTCTGATTTTATAGAAGCCTCGCCTTGCATTTTCTGTACTTGAAATTGCATATCGCTCTGCTGTAATTGAACCTTAGCTTGTGTTTCTGCTTGTAGTTTTTGCATAGCTGCTTGAGCTGCCATTTGCTGAGACTGTTGATTTATTTGAGCCTGCTGTTGAGCTGCTGCTGCTTTTGCTTTTTCCTCTGCTTCTTGTTTTCTTTTTCTTTTTAATTTAAGAACTTGATTTGCAACCTTTAAGTTTTTAATCTCTCTAATATCAATAGCATCTTCTAAATTTATAGAATCTCTTTGCAATGCCATTTGAATATTTTTTTCAAGCATTGCTTTTTCTTCTTCATCAGGAGTTACCTCAATAAAAATACCAAAGTCACTTAAATATAAATTTGTTATTTCATTTAATACAGAAACATTGTATTTACCAATTTGGTTTATAAACTCTTCTTTAAAGTCAGCATACTCTAAAACATCAGCTATTCTTGATGACAACGCAGTTGCTAAATTTTGAGTAATACTTAAACCTGCTTGTAATATATGTCTTGTAGCTGTATTACTATTTAATGCAGCCATTTTTTGTAATCCTACTAATGAATTTTCATTAGGTAAAGATCCATCCCTAGCTTCGTTTAGACCAGTCACATCTCTCATCATATTTAAATAATGATTATATGTACCTATTAAACTTTGTATTTTAGATTGACCAGAACTAGCTGTTAATTGTTGAATTGGAACTTTAGCTTGATTGTAATCTCCATCTTGAGTATAACTTCTACCTATAACAGAACCTGTTTGAAAATACATTCTTAATGCATCTTCTGGATTATAAGCAGCTCCAGTACCAAGGTCAACCTCGTTTAATCCATCTGCATCTATAAATACACCATCAGGTACAACCTTAGAAAGTACTTGCTGTAATTTTAAATGTGTAATCTGAATTAAATCAGCAAACGTAATCATACGTCTTACTAAAGATTCAACAACACCTTTATACATTCTAGGTGCGCAAGCTATATATTCTGGATATACATTTTGACTAGCTGATTGTGGTCGTGCCATATTTTCTGCCATTTCCCACTTCAGCATAATGTTAGTACCCATAATCATAACTCCCTCGTACCATACATCAATAGTTTTAGAAACTTTTTTAAACTTACCCTCTTCCATCATTTCAACAGAAGGATTAAAATCATCTGTTTTTTCAATAACCTTTTCAGCACCTACATTATTAATTTTCTTTTTATAAGTAAATGTGTTTGTGGTTTTGTAATTAAAAAATAAAACTGTAGCGCTATCTTTACTAAATAAACTATTATTATAAAACTGAGATGTATTGTGATAATCATACCAGCTTTGACTGTATTTAGAAATTTCTTCCATATCCTCTTTAGTAAGAGTTGGATCTATTTTCTTTAACTCAATTATTGGTAGTGTTTTAATTTCACCCCAATAAAAACAATCTTTAAAGTGAGGATCTTCAGTATAGCTATAAACTAAATTAGCTGGATCTACATAATCTATTTTTATTCCATCACCAGGTAAAAAAGAATGTCTAGCTACAGATATACCTAAAACTGTTTGATCGTAATCTAAACGTCTTTTTATTTCTAAGTATTTATTTTCTTCAAATACAGTATTTATAGCTTCTTCTTCTGCCACTTCTATTGATGGCTTATATTTCATTTGCATATGTAGAGCCAATTCCTCACTATCGTTAGGCAACTCATCTACATTACTAGAAAAAGCATTAACATCAAAATCTTTATTAACTTGTGTAATTAATTCTTTAGAAGCCATATCAGCAGCTATCATACGCTGATATTCATTTCTTCTATCCATAGACATAGCATCTTGTGCATATGCTTTTACTTGAAATATCCTATCTGACATTCCATTAACAACAATATCTACAAACTTTGGAATTATAGGAACAGGAGTCCAGTCAAGGTTTAGGTAACTTAAATCGCCATCTACCGCCAACTCGTTCTTGTATTTAGATACAGACTGTTCGCCTCTAGCATAAAGTCTTAATCTATGAAAGTCTCCCCATTGATTGTAAAACCTATTTGTATTTCCGTCTTTTCTAAACCACTCGTATTGTATGGCTTGCCCTATTTGTAATCCAAACTCTAGAGTCTTCTTTGTTGAATCAGAAACAAACTGACTTGGAAAACCCATAGGATTAATGTCTATTTTTACATCTTGCATTTACCTTATAATTTTGCTGTAACTTCCCTTATTGTCATATCTTGCAAAGTTAAACTTTATTTTTGACTCTTTTTTAACGGCTTGATACAAATGCTTTTGTATAGCCATTAATGCTAACCCAGAACTAATTGTTGCATCAAACTTAGTTCTATTGTTAATATCAAACCTAGCCCAATCCTCTAAAGTACGACTAAAATACATATTTCCAATTAAATCAGGGTCTCTATAATCTCCACTAAAATCAATTCCTACATATTTTTCTATATAAGATTCTATAGCAGCAGCGTGAGACTGCTTAACATCTTCACTTGAATTTGGTATACCTCCTAGTTCTTTTTCAGTTCTAGATAATTTATTATATGCTTTATCAGGTCTATTAATACTATACCCTCTATAACCTCTGTTTTTAAAATGATATAATAATCTAGGTTTATTATTCTCAACTAAAATAGGCATACCATAAAATACACAAGCCATTAATACTTCTTCAAAAAATATTTCAGCAGTTTGTGGACGAGCTACATATTCTAAAAAAAACTCATTACTAGGAGCATCATCCATATTAAACCTAGTAACTCCGTGAAGAGCGCCATTAGATCCTCCACCTCCAACAGTTCCTGATATATCATAACTATCACAACCAAATGCACCTATATGATCATTGCCTGGGTATTTTCTGCCGTTCTTAATATAACTATTATTTTGCAATTGTTTTTTAGGTGTCCAGGAAATTAAAAACCTACCTCTAGTGTCTGGACTCCATAAAACCTCTCCATCTTTAATACCATTCTTCCAACTAAAATTACCTCTAGTTAAAAATCTGTCTTTTATTAAAGAATCATTGTAGTCTATTTGCTGATATATTTTTGTTAAGTTAAACAAAGATTGTTTACTCTCATCTCTAAATGCGTGTGACTCTGTTCTTGGGAATTGTCTATAAAATTCATTTAATGCATCTGCATCATTTTTTAAAGAGTCTACCTCATTTTGCCAATAGTTAATAGCTCCTTTAGTAATCATTTCCCCATCAATACCCAGCTTGGGTAATTTCGGGTTTTCTAAAACTGGCATACCATAAATATCAATAAACCCCTCCATATTATACTCCATTGGGACGAAAAGGGAATATAACCCGCTTTTAGTTTGACCATTTGAGTTTCTTTGATTTGTTGAAGAATCGTTATATAATTTTTTAAAGTTGTTACCTCCCTTGTCTAATGCATTAGATGTAGATCCCATCATACACTTTCCAATAATTTTACTACCTAATCGTAAACAAGTTTTAGTTACCCTCCAGTTATTTAAAATATTACTTGGTTTTTCCCATTTACCACTTTCATCGTGAACAAGTAGTTTTAGTTTTTCACCATCATAAGAGTTGTCTCCTGTATTTTTCCAGTCAATAGTTGTATCTAGTCCCTCTATCTGTTCTTCATCCTCTTCATACATATTTTTTTTAGTAATCTTGGAGGCTGGCACACGATAAGCTAATTCTGTTTTAGGCTTATCCATACCATCTTGAACTGGTTTAAAAAAGAAAGGGTAATTGTTAGATATTGGAACTACTTTATCAGTAAACATTTTTTTTGCATCAGCTCCTGTTTTAGATAAAATACCTATCCTAGAATCTTTAGATATTGTAGCTATATTAGCACATTCCTCACTACCCATATATGAGAATCCAGAACGTCTAATTTTTAAATAGCATATACCAAAGCTTCTTTTATCTGCTTTACAAGCTTCCCAATAAATATAAAAAATTCTATTTGCTTCCCTAAAATCTGGTAATCCAATATCAATTTTAGTCCACTGCAAATACATATAATGAGAGCCAGTAATATAAGTAGGCTTACCATTATTCATAAACCAAAAACCTTCATCTCTTTTATCAAACTCCGACTCAATATATTCTACCCACTGATTTTTAAAATTAGGTGAGGTTTGATTCCATTGAAAGATTGTTGGTATTTTTTTAAGCAAAGAAGGAACTTCAAATGATTCCCAGTATTGTTCTGATTTAGTTTCAGATCTTTTGTATATTTTCTTTGGTCTCTCAGGTAAAGCAATTGCTAAACCATTTATAGAAATAACATCTGATATTTTTCCAGTTTTAGATATTACAACAACATTATATTTTTCATTATACCCGTACTCCCAGTTTTTAGCTTTGTTTTTATTTGTAACAATACTTTTTGGTATGTAGTTTGGTAACTTTACATATAAGCTATTTTGATCTTCTTTCTGCAAATCCTTGAGACGTATTATTATTTGGTTTAGTTACTCCTTCTATTAAATTTTTTTCTTCCTCTATTCTAGTTAATATTTCAAAAGCATCAAATATTGCTAATTTTTTTGTAGCTGCTGCATTTTTTAATTTATCAGCGGCTAACTCATCATCTTCTCCATACTTTATAATATGCTCTTCAGCAACCTTAATAAGTTGCATAACAGCTTTTTCACCAGCCTTTATTATTTGTAACTTTATTTCTTTTACGTCCATATTATAAAACCATAGTTATATTGTTTGTAAACATCCTATATAGTTTTTCTTCTTCTACAATAAAAGGATATTCGCTTTCAGGCTCAAAACAAATAGTATCACCTTCTTTTAATCCTTTTTCTAATAGCTCAGAATTTATATATTTTATAATACCAGTTAATGGTTCTTCAGTATTAGAACCTTTAATATAAGAATCTTTTTTTAATATTGGTTTTATCATTACATATTTAGAATGACATTTCCATTTATCATTATGCTTAAACATAAAAAACTGATCCTCTTCTATAAAAAATAAATCGTCTTTAAAAAAACTTTTACCGCTTTTTTGACGACCTTTCATATCATTATAAAATTTAAAAACATTATGGTGAACTAGTAAAATATCACCTGGAGTAATTTCTCCCTTGTAATTTATTGGAGTACTGACAACTTTTGCAAACCTGTTGGAAACGGTATGATCTTCTTTGGACGAACTCATTATTAAGTTCACATCCCCTATCTTCTTTACATTATCATACCTTCTTCCATTGTAAGGTTTTACAATGAAATAAAAAGGTGACTTCATTAGAAATTTATATTATATTCAATTGAAATAGGAATATTAGAATTAAATTCTTTCCACAAAAAAACTTCATTAGATTTTTCAATCCAAATTTTATAAGAATTTATATTTGCTTCTTTTTGAATTAAATGAATTTTATAATTTCCGCCAAGAACTTCTTGTCCAGCTATGTAATGCATAGCACTAGACTTATAGTCTGCTCCTATAGAAATTTTTCTAATATCCATTTAATTAAAATGTAGAATCTAATTTTAATTTTCTGTAAGTAATATTTATGTAAAGAGTACCATCTCCAGTTGTAGCATTTCCACCTGATAAAGTTATAGGTGTATCAGCAGCTAATATGCCACTAACAGGTTGTATTTTATACACTACATCTGATGTTGAATTTAATATTGATTGAGGTATTGTACCAGCAACATAAGATCCTATTTTTAAACTAGCATCCGAAGAAAAATCAAAAACAGTAGTGTTAAAATCCATAAACACAGAAACATTTGTAATGTCATATGTATATCCTTCACCAGGTGAGGCTATAATTGTATATGGAGTTGATAAAACTTGCAAGTTAGCTGGTGAAATTGAAACACTAACTTTTACTGTATCTACTCCTAAGTAAGACTGTAAGTTACTTATAGAACAGTTTTTTGTTGCGTTGTCATTTTCAGCATCTGTCAATATAAAATAATCTGCACCGTCTGGAGTTATTATTGGATATGATGATGTGTTGCTAATTCTTGCCATAAATATTTTTTTATTTTACAACCTCTGCTGTTTCAGCTGGTTTATTCTCTTTTACTTCTCCAGTTGCTAAATCAATAACAGAATTAGCTCCGTACTTTTCTGACAACTCTTTTTCAACAGATGAAAACTTTTCTCTTATTGTGTCCAAGTCTTTAGTATATAAAACTTGTTGATAAACTGAATCAGCTAATTTTAGTTTTACCTGAGTAAATTCTTGATTAAGAGCTTGTAAATTTTGTAACTCTTCTGGTGTTAAATTTTTTGACATTTTAGATTATTTTAGATTAAATTTATATACAAATATAATAAATATTATTTATTCATCGTCAACAACTTCCTCTTCATCTTCTAAACCATCGTTAATAGTATTATCCCATAATCCCATTTCTTGGTCATTATCAATTATAGTTTGTAGATGTTCTTCCGTTTCTGGTTCTGGCTCTGTAGTAGGAGGTGGTGTAGGTGGTTGTGGATTCATCCAGGTAAAATACAAATCTTCATTTACAGGTGTGATTTGAGACTCTATATTTGCAGCTATACTTGACTGCATTGCAGGAACATCTAATGATCCTTCTAACCATCCAATAACTACGTTTTCAAAAGCTTCAGTATCTTCATACGGAGTAAAAGGATCGCCTGCTACATACGTGTAACTTTGCGTTCCAATATTAGTTGACGAGTATGTTTTACCTCCAGACTCTTCAGACCCTGTGTACCTATAATGTACTGTGTAGATTACGTTGTCTTGTCCCTCTGATTGAATGTGAGCGTTCATCGCTGGTATCTCCCACTTGTAAATAATTGCCATTGATTTTTTTATTAATTCATTTGTACAAATATACAAATTTTAATTATATATTATGGAGCGCACAATCCAACAGATGTGCAAACACCGCTTACTACTCTATAATAAGAAAATACATTGCTACCGCTTCCAACCGTATAAAATCCATTTGAAGTTGCTGTTGTTCCTGCAGCATTATCATAAACATTATCATTTACTTGAGGGCTTGTACCTGAACCATCGTGATACTTAGTTGTATTCACAATTTGCGTACATATAAACTTTACATCGGTTTGTCCTGAACCAGAACTAAATGATGTTAATGTTGCACAGTCTTTATCGTAACCGTACCAATCTGAAAATCTATATGGATAAGCTATAGGCATAATTTAAATTTTAAGGACAAGAACAACCAGCGGAAGTTATTACCCCAGATGAATTAACTGTAATATTTGGACAATTGTCTGTACAATTAAAGAACGTTCCTTGACTCCATATCCAATATGAATTAGTTTGTGAAGCACCTGTCCAGGCTGTATATGATCCATTTACATAATCATATAAAACATCATTTGTCGTTAAACCTGTAATAGGGTTTCTTGTTGTGTAAACAGTAACATTTGGGGTAGAAGGATAAGTAGCTTCTGTTAGAGTAATTTGGTAATAAGATCTATCAACTGGATTAGGTGTACAGTCATCGTTTACTGTAGGATAAGAATTACCAGATCCGTGTGAGTTTCCACCATTTATCATATCATACATAGATATTGGTCCAGTTATAGTTCCTGAACCCCAAGTGCCATATAACGCTTCTTGCGCTATAGATTCCATAGATAATGCTCCTGACGTTGGTACTGCCATTATTTAATTTGTTTTTTAAGTTCTTCTATTTCCGCTTTTAATTCTTTTATTGCTTCTAAAAGTATAGGTGTTATTCCTTGATACCTTAAAGATAAGTTTCCTTTACCACTATCTCTAACAAGTTCTGGTAAAACTTTTTCAACATCTTGAGCTATAAAACCTATATCTTCTTTTATATCTAATATACTATCAGCTTCTTTCCAATCAAATGTAACACCTTGAAGCTGCATTGCTTTATCTAAAGCACTTTCAATTGGCTTAATGTTTTCTTTATATTTTCTATCAGATGGTGATCCATAAGCTATTACATCTCCTTTCACTGTTAAGTCTCCCCCGCCTGTAGTACTCGTATCAAGTGTCATATAACTAACTTCACTTGCACCAGCAGCATCATTACTCCATCTAAAATTATAACCATTCCCAGCTGTTACCTTAAAATGACCAGATTTAGTACCTGTTGTATTTGGTTTTAAATGTAAAACAGCAGCTCCTGCTGTACTTGATTCAATTATAACGTGAGGATTAATAGCAGCAAACCTTGCAATTGCACCACTCGAAGTTCCGTCTCTAACATCTAATAAATATGATGGAGTATTTACTCCAATTCCAACGTTACCTGTTGTTTCTTCAATAATAAATCTTATGTTGTCACCTGATTCTCCACCAATAGTTTCTGATATATAAAAACCTGTGCCTTCATCAGTAATTAAGTCAAATGCAAGATTAGCGCTATCTGAATCTTCAAGTCTTATACCTGCGGTTCCACTATTTTTAATATGTATCTGTTGCAATGCCGTATTACCAGTGCTTGCATTACCAGCCATAATTGACCCAACAACTCTTGTCTGTCCATTAACCTCTAATTTGTTAACACTGTTCATAGTAGTGGTGTTAACAGCAACCCTTTCATTTAAACTAATTTGACTGGATGTTATAACCATAGATTGGACAGTGCTTCCATTAGCTTTAAAAGCTATTTGACCAGTTGTATTATCAATAGTAAAAGCACCTGAGCCATTGCCCGACATAACCACATCTGTAGAACTACTTTCTAAATATAGATCACCAGTAAGCGGAACTGTTGACCCAGCTGTAAGTGGTAAGTAAGGACCACCTGAACCACCGCCACTTGATACGGATATGTTACCATTAGCATCAGTTACTAATGTTCCAGCTCCTAAATCACTAAATTGTATTGTTCCATTTGAATTTACATCAAGTATTGGTACACCAGATATATCCGATACTGCAAATATAGATCCACTAAGATCATCTGTAACTGAGAATAACTGACCTTGTGTTCCTTGTACGTCAAGTTTAGCGTTAGGCGTTGATGTCCCGATACCTACTTTGCCTCTATCTAAAACTAAATTATTTGTATAATAAGTTCCTGCATATCTTGTAAAAAACTCTAATACATTAGAAGAACTTAACCAACGCATTGAACCTCTATAATTCGTATCAGTATCACTAACTGTTACCACAGGATCTGAATTATTTAGCACGGTAAGAGAAGTTCCTGTAACTTGTACTTTTCCTGCAACATCTAATTTTTCATCAGGACTTGTCGTTCCGATACCTAAATCTCCTGAAAAATAACCATTACCATCAACAGATAATTTCATAGTTGATAAAGGAGTAGAGTCAGGACTTGTAAATCCAATTCCAACATTACCGTTTGATGCAATTCTCATTTTTTCTGTAGCAGCAACACTTGTATCAGTTCCATCTGTGTTGTTGGTTTTGAAAACTATATCCCCTTTATACCAAGTTGTTTGATTTGTTACAAAATCAATAGACTGCATAGCAGATCCATTATTAGAGTAACCTCTTGCTTGACCTATAATTCTTGATATAGTTAAATTAGCAACTCCATCAGCGGCTGTATTTGTTAATACTATATCCTGCTGCCCTCCTTGTAAATGTAAATCCCCATAAACATCAGCACCAGTTCCTATACCTAAATTACCTCCATTTGTAATACGAACTCTTTCTTCTTGAGCAGCGTTGTATGGCGAGGTATAAAAAGCTAATCCCGAACTAAACGTTGTTGTTGAGGTTCCATTTCCAGTTTCACAAACTGCTAAAATACTTGCCGCTGTTCTTACTCCAACACCTGAAGAATCTGCACCATAAAACTCAATTTTACCTAATTGATCATCTGGACCCCAACCTGTTTTAGCTCCTGCTCTAATTTGCAAATACCCAGAAATGACGGGATTATTTCCAGAAGCCTCAGATGAATATGTGTCTATATATACTCGGTCAGAAACGTCTAAAAGTGCAGCAGGACTTTCGCTTGCAATTCCAACTTTACCATCGTGTGATATTCTCATTGATTCAGCTGAGTCAGCTGATCCAGTTCCAGAACCGTGTGTAAAAAACACTAATCCTTGTCTATCTGCATCAGAACTTCCTTGAACACTTGATATTGCTGCTCTACCAGATCCATTAGCGCCAAAAGAAATTGCAGCACCAAAATCACCCAAACCTATTGCAGCGTTAGTTTTTAAATCAATACCTCCTCTTGCTTGACCTGAATTGGTTTTTACATAAGGATCACCTTCAACAACTAATTTTCCAGTCGTAGGGGTTGTGGTCCCGATCCCAACGTTACCTGTATTTTTAAATATAGTATTAGTAGTTAAAGAACTTGAACCTATCTCCAATATATTTGAAGAGTTTAACTTTAATACATCTCTAAATGCTCCTGAAGTATCTTTAGTAATAATACCTATGTTATTATTCATAGCTAAATCACCAGTAAGTATCTCACCAGAACCAGCTGTTAACGGTAAGTAGTTCCCAATAGGAACCGCTGCTGCTGCTGCGTCTGCATAAGCAGTTGTTGCTATTAATGTAGAGTTATTAGCAGCGGTTTGTGTTGCTGCGGTCACTCCGTCAGCTAAAGAAGATGTAGCAGTTACAATACCTGTTAAATCACCTGCAAAAGCTGTTGCTGTAATAGTGCCTACTGTGTTAATATCTACAGTATCTAAAGCTCCATCGTGTGAGTAGCTTACCGATCTACCATTTCTTGATACATCATAAAACGCACGAGTTCTATATACCTCATTCGAATCGTCTATATCAACAATTTTATAGTCTGTGCCAAAAACTTTACTGGATGCGTCAAGCGCTCCAAGAGCAACAAAAACGTGATGTGGTCCAGCAGGTGTACACGTCCAAAGTAGTTTGTCATCATATGATTGACCAGAACCAGAACCTACACCATCCCATAATTCAGCAAGTGTTGGTAAACGAGCTTTATGACCCTCTACAGCTTGCCACGCCTCTAAATAAGTAAACGTAGCGTCGTTATCTATTCCTGACAAATCAGCTTCACCATAAACGTCAGTATACGCAGAATTACCAGTTGTTCCTATACTACCTGCTTCAGAGTAAGTTTGTATTGATAGTGGTCTATGTGTTGCCTCTACAAACGACCAAGGCTCACTACTGTATTCTTTTCTAACAACACCCGTCATTGTTCCACCTGTCAATGGCAAGTAAGGACCACCTATTACTGTTGAGGCGTCTACCCAAGTTGGTGAAGCATCAGAATTTGATTTAAGTATTTGACCAGCGGTTCCGTAAGCAGTTCCTGTAGATCCAAATGATATACCTCCAGCAGAAGTAATAGTCATTTTTTCTGAATTGTTAGTTGCAAAACGCATATCTGCATCTTCAAATAAATACATTTGAGCAACTGTTCCATTCCAACCTACTCTAAATCCGTCACTCGTACCCGTGCCTGTGGCTGCAGTTGTAAAATTCATTTGAGCATCTACCGCTCCTGTAGCTGAATTGTGTATATCTAATAAATCATTAGGTGTTTTTACTCCAATACCAAGTGCTTTTGTAATGTATACGTTTGTCTTTGGATCAATTATAATAGAGCTTGGGTCTACGATCGCAGCAGCGTCTAAACCTAAATAACCACCGTAAGTACTACCAGCATCAGTTGAAATAATAAAATCAGAGGTTGATGTTACATCAGCAGTATAACCTAAACCAATAGTATTTCCAGCAGTATTGGAATATATTATTTTACCAGAAGCACCACCGCCACCACCATTTCCAGAATCACGTAATGTTAATTGTGGTACACCACCATTACTTACTGTTATATTGCCACTGCTTAATGCACCTGCAAAAGTTGTATCACTACCTGAAACAGTTATTGGTGCATTACCTAAAGTTTCTGAATCTGTAACTGAAGCTGGACCTTCCCATAAAGCTACAGTTTGCCCTGTACCTACACCTGATAATACAGACGAGTTATCTATCTTTTGCCAACCACCTGTGCCTGTGCCTGCACAATCAACTATATCATCATTCCAAATAACCCAGTCTCCTGTTTCCCAAGAGTCAGGTTCACAACCTGTTCCGTTAGGCTCAGCAGTACCAGCGGCACTACAGATATAATAGTAACCAGATGTTTGAGTTACACCGCTTAAATCAGGTGAGCCATATCCACCGCCGCTTGGATCCCAAGCACCTCTATATATTGTAGCACCAGTAATTAAACCGTCTACATAACCTTTTGTTGTTAGGGTTGACGACGCGTCTCCTGAAGATGTAGCGGTAGTTGCGAATGCTTGATTTCCAAAAGTTGCGTTTTGATCTTTAGCTAATGTTAGTGCAGTTGCTAAGCCTCCAGTTGTGTTTCTTGTTTGTAATAGTAATTGCCCTGGGTAAGCATTAGAACTCCAACTACCATCTGCTTTTCCAAAAATAGCAGCACCATTGTTAAAAGTACCATCTGTTGGATCATCGCCTTGAAACGCAATAGAACCCAAAGTATTTGTTCCAGATATTGATGTATCGTCTCTTCTAAGGTTTAAGCCAGCACCTCCTGCTGTTTGTGATGTTATATTCCCTTTTGCAACAAGAGTATTCTGAAATACAGAGTTTCCTTCAGGACTAATGCTAAATGTTTCTGTTGTTGTTCCAGTACTATCATCATAAAATTGAAACGCTAATTTAGCACCAGACGTACCTCTAATTAAATAAATATCATTTGGATCTGGAAAAGAATTAGTATCTGTAAATCCTAATGATGGTCTTGATGAATTAATGTATATGCTTGCAGATCCCAGATTTTCAGTTGATATTAATGATCCAGTTAATGTTCCACCAGCTAATGGCAAAAAAGGTCCTGTACCACCACCTGATCCATCTACATATGCTTTAGTTACAAAGTTAGCTGCATCAACAGGGGTTATACCAGATACTAAGCCTGTAAACAAAGAAGTACCACTTGAGTTGACATCAAGTATTGGTACACCAGATATATCTGACACAGCGAATATAGATCCGCTTAAGTCATCGGTTACTGAAAACAATTGTCCTTGTGAACCCTGTATATCTACAACAGTTCCACCTGATGCTCCTGTGACAATTAAGCCTTTTTTTATTTTAAATTCGTTTGCCATAATTTTTACCTTTCATTTTCCAGGTTATTTTTTAGTTATAAGAATCTTGATTTTTGTGCGTTATAATTTTGTTCTATTTCTGTAGCGGTTAAAGCTTTATTATAAAGTCTAACTGTATAAATAGTTCCAGGAGCTTCAGAACCACCATTAAATGAAGCAATAAAATTACTTGAAGTAGCCCCTACTTTGTTATCTGACACAGAGGCACCATCTGCTACACCATTTATATATGTTTGATAAGAAGTTCCATTAAATGTAACGGCTACGTGAGTGTTTTCAGCATCTGGAACAACGTTAGTAGATTGTACGTCAACCCTTGGATTAACTCCATCATAGCCGTGCATAACAAGACGATTTCCTAATCCTGATCTGTGTTTTAAAAACCAAATACCTGTACTTGAACCATTACCTGCTGAAAATATTGTTTTGTTGTTATTTCCAGTGCTTGTAATATTTACCACAGCTTCTACAGTAAATGCATCAACATTTAAAATTGAACTACTAATAGAAATATTATCGTCTGTGCCATCAAAAGTAAACCCTCCACCAAAAGAACTTGTAAATCCAACTCCGTTATTTAATGTACCAGTTGCTGATCCTACTAAACTCGTAGTGGTTGTTCCTGATCCAGGATAACTTCTTGTGCTACCTGCGTCAACCGCGAATACTAATCCGTCTGTTACTATGTCTGGTCCTACGTACATTATATAAATCTGTTTTTTTGTGCGTTATAATTTTGTAATACTTCAGCATCTGTAAGCGCTTGATTGTATATTCTGGAAATTGCAATTTTACCAGGGAAAGGAGACAGTCCTGTTGTTAATCCTGATTTTATACTTGCAGTAGAACTTGCGTTTAAAGATGAGTATACCCCAGAAGTTCTTGTAAAATCCGTAACTCCATTAATATATATTTTAACAAAACTACCAGCTGAAAACACCGCTGTAATATAATACCATACATTAGCTGAAGGATTCCAATCAGTGCGGTAGTTATCTTGCTGTGTGTATGAGGAATTATACAAGTAAAAAGATATTCCTTTTTGACTTCCACTACTTCTATATCCTAAAATAAAATTTCTTGATGAAGTTGGAGAAGCGCTCCATTTAGTTAAAACAGGAAAATCACTACCTGATGGATTAGTATTTGATAAATTAATCCAAGCACTACAAGAAAAAGAAGATACAGGGGTTATACTATTTGTATAATCTATGTAATCATCCACCCCGTCAAAAATAAAAGTTCCACCATTAGAGCTACTAAATCCCACTCCATTAGTTAAAGTGCCATTAATCAAACCTTCTAAACTACTTACTGACGTTCCTGATCCTGGATAACTTCTTATGCTTCCAGCATCTATAGCAAGTTGTAATCCATCTGTTATTATGTCTGGTCCTCCAAATGCTCCCATATTATCCTTGTGGGTTTGGGTCAGTCCATTCTGGAGTAGCCATTATTGCTAATATCTCTTCGTGGGTGTAAGGTCCTTCATATGAACTTAATGTTGATACAAATGCAGGTTCATCACCCTCCCACTTTAATACTGTTTGTAAACCATCAACTGATAGTCTAACTGTATCTATTGATGTTTCCATAACTTCGTTGAAATCAACTAAAGATAATTCGTCTGTTTTTATTGTAATGTATGTTATCATAATCCAAATCTTGATTTTTGTGCGTTAAAATTTTGCAGTACTTCTGC